TTCTTCTTTCTTTTTTGCAAATTTTATATCACAGTAACCGCATACTACAAATCCTTCATCTGGCACAGTGTAGTATACTTTTGGGTGATCCATTGCTTCTCCCATGCACCATACTCTTTCCTTGTCTGTATATATAATAGTATCTGGATATTCTGTTTCTGTCATTTTCTTTCTATATCTTCTTCAATACATTCTTTGCCGTATTGAATTTCTACTAATTTTAAGGGCACATCATGTTCATTGACAAGCTGGTGCCACATGCCTTGTGGTATATGTAAACTTCTATGTTGTTCAAACACTCCAAATTCTTCTACGTCAGTTGCACGGTTCAATGTATAAACTGTAGCAGTGCCTTCGGCTACAAACCAATGTTCGCTACGTTTTTCGTGACGTTGCATAGATAGTCTGCCGCCAGGCGGCACAGCTAGTTCTTTTACTTTTGTGTGTTTATCATATTCATGTATCACTCTGTAATACCCCCATGATCTCTCAGTCTTAGGTGCTTTCCACTCGTCTAGCAACCAACTACTACTGTTAAGTTTGTTAGTGCCTCCTACTCCAAATGCAAACTCTATGTCATTCATATCTCCATATGTTTTGTATTCTGGTGTAGTTGTGTTTGTCCTATCTCCGCCGTTAGCAAAAATAATTTTTATTTTTCCATTAGTTGCCATAGTTTTGTAAATAGCGCCGCAAGCACTACCGTCACTATCGTCAAAACTTATTACTTTATCTACAACTTCTAAAGATTCTATAACTGCACATCTATCCAAATAAGGCATGAATGGTCTGCCTTTTTTGTTAGTAAGCCATTTGTCTGAATTAACACCTACATGTAATTCGTCACCTAATTGTTTTGCGGCTTTGAAATATTCTATGTGGCCATAGTGTAATGGATCGAATCCACCTGTGACAAGAACGATTGTTTTCATAATGATATTTATGTGCGTATATAACTAAGAAGTAATGTTTCGAAACTTCAAATAAAAATTTCTATTGTGTTCTTGACATTCTTCTAAAAATCCAGGTATTTTATTTTTAATACTAGGTAAAGGACTATTGATAGATTCAAGGAAATTAGGTTGGTGCTTCATATGATCAAACTTAACGCTCCAACTAGCAACGTGTACATTTTTTCCTAATAGTTGTGCCCAATATGCACCATGATAACTATCTGTCACAACTGTTTCTGCACTTCCTAAAAATGCAATAACATCTTCAAAATTCATTTTGTTGTTTTTCATAACAGGCATTTCGTTGCTTTGATATTTTGTTTTATATGCATGAATGAAATATACAGTGTCGTGCCTAACCTTATAGTCCCAACTAAAACAAGGATGCATACAACTTACACAAGGCAAATACCATTTGTGATATCCGTCAATCCAATCTCTTATACCAATAAGATCGCAACGTTCTATCCAATCAGGATAATACACATCACCTACTTTGCTAACATGCTTTGCACCAAAATTATGTCCTATACCCCAAAGAGTTGTAGTTTTAGGATTTTTATCTAAAAGCATTTGTATGTGTTTGCTAAATTTTTTATGTATTAGGCCGCCACCTCCTACTATCAAATCTTTATCATCTAAAGGAGTAGGATTATACATTAATTCTTGCGAGTCAACGTCAATACTAAAGTAACGGCTTGGATTACAAAAATAATCACCTACGTTATTATGTACTTTTCTATGTACTTCTATTGTTTTGGACATGCTATAAAATTATGGTAAAAACTAGAACTTGATGCTGTGTGTTCTAATAATCTTTGTTTAGTACATGTGTTAAAGTCAAGATCAATTATTTTATAATCTATGCTTTCAAAAAAATCAAATATTTCAGAACTACCGTAGTTGTAATTAACCATGTGTACATCTGCACATTCAAAATATATAATCGGGTTACTATCTATTATTGTTTGAGTTGAACCTATTAGTGTTTTTAGTTCATTACCTTCTACATCTATTTTTATTAAACCTACATTTTTGAAATTGAAGCTGTCTAGTGTTTTTACCTCTACTTGTATAGTTTGATACTTACCGTTTTCTCTTTGCTTTGTTAGGCCGCTCCATCCTCCTAGTTCAAGATCAATATGAAAATCTAAATTTCCTTGTTCGTTACTTAATGCTGTTTGATGAACATGCTGATGTTTTTTCTTAAACTTTGGTTTTATAATATTAACAATTTTAGGAGTAGGCTCAAATAGATGTGCTTCACTGTCAGGAAAAAACTTTGCTATATTTCTATACCAGTTACCCTTTCTTGCACCTATGTCAATAATTTTAGTTTGTGGTTGTAGATTTTTTTGCAACCAAGGAAATATAACATTGTCCTCTTTACGTTTGTATTGCATCTAAACTTTTCCAATTTGCTTTTGCTACTTTAGGTATACTATCTCCTTTATACCACAGGTTACCATACACTTGTGTTCTCTGTAATTTAGTATGATCGTAATCTAACTTCACAGCATGTAAGGTATTATAATCTGGAGCAAACATTGTAATTGAATTGTTTTTTGAATGTTCGAAAGAAGTTTTAGCCCAATCCCAAGGCACCCAACATGTATCTTTCGTTGTATTTGTTCTCCATTCTTCAAATATCCATTTTCTTTTATCTTCAAAATCCATAAAATGAGTGTGTAGACCTAAATGCTCAGCTTCGTCGTGAGTGTTTATATTAATCATATAGGTCGCACATTTACGTCTGATATCCGGGTGAGGGCTAATTTCATACCCACTTACATATTTTTGTATAGCAGTATCAACACCAGTTTCACCCGACTTTTTGAATTTCTTTTTTATACATTTGTGCCAGGCTTGGCTATTAAAGAAATCTACAAGTTCTTCTAGTATTTTATCTTCATAATATTTCAATCTGAAGGCTACACCATAACCTTCAAGAAGGTCTTGGTTTGCAACTCCTTTTCCTACATCTTTATTGTTATACCATTCAATATAACTTTTTACACTAGTAGTGCATCCTGGAAAAGGTTGAGGTTTGTATTTAAATTCGTCAGTAAGCCTACTACACATTTCTTCTGTAGATTTAAACTGAGGAACTTTTATTTGTTTACAATTTGTAATTCTTGTAAAATGATCCTCTGTAAAAAAATCTTCTACATATATAAATTTAAATGGATTTTCTGTAAATTTAGCAGAATAAATTTTGTCTATTAGGTATGTGAAATCTTCCATTGGCAATCCTTCCTATGTATTTATAATGTTGCATCTTCCATACCAGCAACACGAAGTTTTACTACATTGGTTATTTGCCACTGTTTTTGATCAAGAGCCTTTAATACTCCTAACCATTTATTACGCAAAAGCGCAAATTCGTTGATAATTTTTTCGTAGTCAACAACATCTGCCTCGCCGTCAACGTATTTTTCAACGTCGCGGCTAGACAGAGCTCGTTGATAATTTTCAAGATATTTTTTGAAATAAGAACTACGAAGACGTCTTAGTTCAATATTTAAATAGTTTAGTATAGCTTCAATCTCTTGCAGTTGATTAAATCTATGTTCAACGATGCCAGGCATTTCAGCGGCCGCACGTTCAACATTACCTTTTAATTTTACTTCAACACGAGCTTGGTTAAGTTCGCCTTCAAAATAATTTACTGCGTTTGGTATCTTAGATACGTCACGAGATATTTCGCTATACCAACCCATTAATCTTCATCATCCCAAGGATCATCTTCTTCGTAATTTTCAGCATCAATATCTAAAAAATAATTTATAGCATTATCTAAAGTATTGTCTGATCCTAATACTTGTGTAAGCGTATGATCATCAACTCCGTAATCAGCAAGTAAATCTACAAACCGCTCGGCAGCAACATCTAGATTTTTCTTATCCATATATTCTTTAAATAATGTCCATACATCAACGATTTGACTTTCGTCCATGTGTTTTACTCCTCGATTATTTCTTCGACTAGTTCTTCTACAACATCGTCGTCTGCGGTATTTACCACAGGACTAACTTTTTGGTTGTATTCAGACATAATCAAATCAAGTTTTCCACCAACCCATTGTTTACGATAATCGAGATGTTCATTACCTGCTAGGTCAACATATTTTAATCTATTGCCTTGTTTTACAAGTAATCCTTGTTTTTCAAACATATCAACAAGTCCACTATAAGGATCCATACCTGTTTCATATGGAATCTTTACCTGTACACCTTCAAAAGGTTTTGCGTAACGTGTCTTCATTACTTTACAACCTGCACGAATACCACGTACATCGCTAACTTTATTACCATCTTCATCTTCTTTTAGTTTCAACTTTTTCATTGCTACTACAATAGATGAAGCATAGATAAAGCCTTGTCCACCTGATATCTTATCATCTGGATCAAACATATCTTGCGATGCATATGTATGGTTAGTACACACAAGTCCTACATTATGCGAACCAATCATGTTCACTGTGTTACGAACAAGTGCAGTCAACTGTTTAGGTTTACGACCCATATCACCTTTCATATCACCTTTGTTAAACTGATCGATATCTGTAGGTGTAAGTAACATACCTAATGAATCAATTACAAATAAAACTTTAGGACGATCTTCTTCAGCCATTGAACGATAATCATCCATGAATGTTGAAATTGTTTTTGCAACATCGTCTATCATTGACATGTTTAATTTTAATAGTTTGTCTTCTGACGTATCTACTTCTAAAGCATGTAGCCACGCTTCATCAAGTGCATTCTCCGAGTCAATAAGAACTACAAAGATGTCTTGTTCTTGTGCGGCTTTTACAATGTTGCCTGCACAAATGTAACTTTTACCTGCACCTGATTCGCCTGCAAATACAGTTACCTTACCTAGCGGAACGCCTTTGTTAAAGTCGCCTGATACTAGATAGTTAAGTGCATAATTACCTGTCGAAATCCAATCAGTAGGATCATTAAAACCTGCACTCATGCCTGTAATAGATTTAGTTAGTTGTGTCCGAAACTTACTCGGATCAAATGCCTTTGCCATAGTTTCTCCTTGTTAAGTCAAAGTGTAGGGGATTTCTCCCCTACATAATTTATTATTGTCCTTGACGTGCTCTGATCATTGCAAGAATGTCTGCACCATCACTAGATGCCGCCGCTGGTTCTTCTTTGGCTGGCTCTGGTGTTGCTTCTGGTGTTGGCGTAGGTGCCGCCTCTACAGCAGGAGCAGGTGTAGGTTCTGGCGAAGTCATTGAAGTTGCTGTACCATTTGATGATGCTGTGTTAGGATCACCTGTTCTTGCCGCCATTCCTGCTGGACGGAAGTAGTTGCTCCAACGATCTGCATCATATGCTTCACCGTCTACTGATGCTTCGAACATTTCTTGCATAACTTTTAGCTCAACGTCAGTTGGCTTCTTAGGAAGAAAGTCTGAAAGGTTAAACAAGCCATGTGTGTTCACTGCTTGCATTTCGGCATCATCTAGTGGACGCTCTCTACGTGCCCAATTACTTGTGCTATAGTCTGCATAACCACCTTTTGAAGTTTTGTTTAGACGGAAGTCTACACCAGCAGTATAATCTGTTGGCAGTTCTTCCATGTCTGGATCCATAAGCGCCTGCTTGATGATCTGGAAGATCTGTGGACCAATAATGAATCTACGAATTGGATTTTCTGGTGCTTCATCATCCGCTAAAGGATTTTCTGTTACAAAGCCTTGGAAGATATAACTTCTCTTCTTCCAGTACTTACGACCCATATCTTCAAGACTTGGATCTTTAAACCAACCACGTACTTCCTGTAGGATTGAACAGCTGTCGCCATACATTTCCATACAAGGAATCTGTACTTGTACTGGACGTGAGTCAGTTTCGCCTTTTACTCCTGCAAAAGGAAGTTTAATCATCAAACGCTCTTTCCAGAAGAACGTGTTGTCTTGATCTCCATCAGGAAGGAACCGCAGTGTTGCACTTGCGCCTTCTTTGATATTCCAAAATGGGTAGATTGGGTTTGGACCGCTTGGTCCTTGCGAACCACCTGAGCGTGATTCTTGTTCTTTAAGTTTAGCTCTAATTTCTGCTAATGATGCCATAGTTGTGCCTCCTTATATTTGCCTATTGCATTGTGCCTAAATTTGTACAGCACATAATACGTACTATACATTGTTATTTAGCAGAAGTCAACCTCTTTCTGCTAAATTATTGAAATTATTTTATATTCCTGCTAATCTTTTAAGATCTGCTTCTTCTTGTCCGATTGTTGGTTCCATAACAGTACCTTGTGGTTCATCGTCGACAATTATTTCTTGGTCTGGTGTAGTGTATTGTTCATATGTTGCATTAATTTTTTCTATAAACTGTTTTGCAGGTTCAATAAATTGTTCACCATAGTCTTTTTCGATTGCTGTAAGGACTGCTGTTTCGCCTTTTGGAAATTGTCCAGTTTCTCTATCAAACAAGGATAAAACAAACTCGGTTACTGGTATTTTTTTATCGCCCATATCGATTTCATCATCGCCATTATCTCTTGCCTTTTTCAGTTGTTTAGTAAACTTATTACCTTCTGTTTCATCTTCGTTCTTTTCTTCTTCTGTTACTGATTCTTTGCAATCACAGTCATCGTCGCATTTTGAATGATCATTATGCTCTTTGCATTCACAATCCTTACCTTCAGCAAACTGTCCCATCATAGATTCAAATGCATCTTCAATTGATGCTTCAGTACTATGTCCATGTGGTAGTCCTCTAGTAATTGGTTCACCAGTTATAGGATCACCGCCTACTGCTCCCATGTTCCAAGGAATATTTAAAACCATGCCTGGTTGTATCATTGCAGGATCATCTATACCATTTATTTCTGCAAGTTCTTGCACTGCTTCTGGAACACTCATACCCTGCATTTCATACTTTACCATTTCTCTAGCAATGCTGTAAAGTGTGTCGCCTTTTTGTACTGTGTACTTTTCTCTGTGATCTTCAGCAAGTCCTTCAGGTCCTACTTCTTCTGCCTTCGTTGCTTCGCTTACTAAGTTATAAATGTAAGGAAATACATCTTTAAGTTCTTCGTTAAATTGCTTAATTGTAAGTTGGTCAACCCAATTTTCTGCAACATCGTTTGGTACTTCTTCCATCATTGGCTTTTCAAAAGATTCAAATGCTGTCTTATAAAATAATGGCTTTTGCAGAGATTCAATTGTTTTCTTAACTGTAGAAATTCTGTCTTGTACTACTGGCATATAATCTTTAAGGCTTTCTGCCATTACACTTGAACGGCCCATGTAAGATTTGAACTTGCGGAGTTTGTTCAGTTCTTCACTTAGCCCTACAATGTGTGTGCCAAAATCATCAAATGGTTTACCACCTTCTGCAACGTGCCTTGCCATTGCTCTTGCACCAGTTAAATGTTTGTATGGATATAAGAAACGTTCACCGTCTGCACTTTCAATATAAATTTTACCAATATTTCTAATACGTCCGTTTACACTTTCTTGATTAACACTTTCTGTGTGTTTGATTACTAGCCTAGCATTATCTACATTTTGGTAGCTTATTTTACTAGTGCCATACATTTTTGATTCAGCCATTGTATTATCTCCGCGATTTGTTGCCAAAAATTTGTAGTCTCTACGATCTAAATTAGACTTATTTAAATTCCTAGTATCAAATTTCATTAACCTTTTTTTGCTAAATTGTCTAAGTTCCTTGAGGAAATTATACCATTTTTCTTTTGTTATTTCATCTTGCTCTGCAACAAAGTTGTCACTATACATAACTTCTATTGCTTCTTCTGATACACTTACGCTTACTTTACCTAGATTGACAGTACCTTCTTTGAAGTCAAAATCAAAAAATCTTGCTTCATTTGGTTTGTTAGTAACCTGTCCGTCTGCATTACCAATAGTAACGCTTGGAAAACGCCCACGTATTTTATTAAATAGTTCTTCTGATATTAAGTCTAAATTTTTCATTGCATTGTATTTATCAATAATTACTACTTATGAAGATAGGCATTGGGGCTTCGTAATCCTCAATATCTTCTGCTTGATTGAAACTGTTGTACACTCTTGGATCCCAATCTTTCAGTACACTCATCATTCTAATTGCAAGAAGTGTCGCACTAATTAAATCATCTGTTTGTCCAAGTTTTGCTTGATAGCTACTGCCTGTAGCGACATAATTTTTTAGTTCTGATATAAACGGCTTAGAATGCACAGTCATTTTATCATTTTCAATCATAGTTTTTAATCTGCTACAAGCTGTAATTTTTGTGCTGTGTGTTGTATTGAAACCTTTGCGGAACTTGCGTACATGACCTTTGCGTATAGGTTCACTAACAAACAATCCTGGAATATTTTCTTCTCCAAAATCATTGATAACAATAAGAGCCGCTTCTCCAATACCGTTATTTTCTACACTCCAATAAATTCCTTGCGTATTATTTGTTTCTTTTTGTATGTAAGAACATATGTCTGCAAGTACTCTAATTTGTCCAGGAATAGCTGTTTGGTTATGTTGCCATTCTGCTACTTGTTCATATGTAGGCAGTTCGAAGACTTGAATAGCACTGTAATCTCCACCTGTACCCATTGAGGGATCAAGTGCAACTGCATATGTATATTCAGATGTAGGTTTTTTGTACCAGCGTGTTTGACCCATGTTAATAATTGGTTTACCACCTTCCATTACAGCAAGTTTTATTGAATTAATTAGTGTTTCGTCAAATACTAAAAATTCGCATCCGTATTCGCGTCTAAATTTTTCTTCACCAATTCTTCCTAGTTCTGCATCTCTCCATGCTTCGTCTCTGTCAGGATGTTCTTCCCAACTAGCACGGAAGCTATGAAATCCGTTTATACCAACATCTTGTTCGTTACCGTGTTCGTCAAATTTTTGTTCAGCTTGTTTCCAAATTGTAGCAAACGTATCTTCGTCCGAGTTAGGAGTAGAAGTAATAATAGCACGACCACCTGTTGCAAGTGTAGGTGATATTGATGTCCAAAATTCTTCAGCAATATTAGGTTGCACAAACGCAAACTCGTCACAGTATAATAACGATATTGACATACCACGTCCTGTGTTGCCTGTTGTTGTTTGACTTACAATTCTACTACCGTTTTCGAACTCAATGCTACCTTTGTTATAACTTGTAACACCAGCTCTAATGTAATCTGGACATGTTTCGTACACATAGCGTATACGTGCCATAATCTCTTGAGCACCTGTGTATTTGTGTGCCGCAATAAGAATAGTTTGGTCTGGACTAAACATAGCATACCATGCAAGATAGATAGCCGCACATGTAGTTTTACCTGTTTGTCGTGGCATCATGTTTATATTGAATCTATGACTATGATAGCTATGCATTAATCGTAATTGATATTCATAAGGTGCGAACAATAATTTACCTTGCACTGGATGTTGTATGTAGGCAAACTTACGTGCAAAGTATAGATAGCCCTCATTAGGATCCATACATTGCATCAAGTCTTGTACTTGTTCTTCGGTAAATGTTTCTTGTGTATTGGCTTTTTTAGTTAATACGCCATCTAAACTTTTTGACATATTGTATTTACTCAAAAAAATAGGGCCATTAAGCCCTATTGATTTAATCTGGGGGGATTAGTATTTTTTCTTTTTTGATTTTTTCTTTTTGTATGCTTCTTCTAATGCTTTTTGTAGATCACTTTTGATAGATTCAATTGCTGGATCTTTTACCCTGATAGCTTTTCTATCTTTTTGTCTATTGATACCACCTGACAAATCTTTGGTCATTGTATGATGATCTGCATATGTTTCTTCTGGTGAGTTATCCCATTCACCTTCGTCTACTGTTTGTTCTCCCATTCCACATGGAGAATCTCCATGATCACCTCCGCATGATGGACACGGCATAGGACCTTCTGGTTCTGGTGTATGCATGTGTGCCATTGGCATGTCAATATGTGAACTATCCATTCCTGCATTTTTTAGTATTGCTACTAAGTCTGCAACTTCTTTTGCATCTGCACCATTCATTGAAATGTTCATTGATGCTTCGTTGATTTGTTTTGTCATATCGTGCTCCTTACTAGCCATTTGCACTGTACCCGTTGCCTGTGGCGCTGGTGCTTTTGTTGGTTCTTTCTTTGGTTCAGCTGGTGCTTTAATACCGCCTATTTTCTTACCTGGGAACATTTTTTCAAGTGCGGCTTTGTCACCGTATGTTCTTGTACGCTTGCCATCCTCAATTGTGTCAACGTATGGCAAACTTCTTGCACTTGATAGGTTAAAATTGTCTCTATCTCCTTTAGAATTAATTCTCTTTTCTACACTAGGTGTAACATCTTGTGACATTACTTGTTCTTCGCCGCCTTGTGCGTTTGGATCAGTGGCTTGTGCATCATCTTGTTGAGCAGGTGTTGCGCCAGTTGCTTTGTTATGTGCATCAATTACTGCTTGGAACTTCTTATCTTTTACTGCACGTTTTGTAAACGCATCTACCTTTTGTTGTGGTAATAGTCCCATTTGTGCAACTTGCATTGCTTGATTTAACGTTCCGCCCTTTGCGCTTGAAGGTTCACCGTTTTGCATAAAGATAAAACTGCTTCCGTCTGGACGATACAATCCATCTATTTGCAAGTTTTGTGCGCCGTTAGCAATTACATAACGACTTCTGTAATCTGCTGTGCTAATTAATTGCTTGGCTTTTGTGCCTAGTTTCTTTAATAGGTTAGCATCTTTTTCTGCATCTTCTGGTTCTAATGCTTCTGCATCTTTAACAATTTTAGCAAACTGATCAAATTTGATGCCTTGTTTGATTTGTCCTGCTAGACTGTCTAGTGTAACTGCTGGCGGCTCACCTTCTGTATCGCTACCATCTGTACCTGTAGTGTCTTTTACTTCTCCTCCACTGTCAACAGCATCATTATCTAACTCTGCATCAGTCTGTGGAGATGCTGGATCACCTTTTACTTTAAGGTAATTGTTAAGTGCATCTTCAATTGCTTGGTCTAAGTCTGGCTCTACACCAACGCTACCTTGTAGTTCTTGATATAGTGCTTGTAATTCTTTTTCTTCTTCAGCTGTTAGTGCTTCATTTAACACACCTTCAACAAGTGCAATCAAGTGTCTAAAATCTTTGCTTGCAACTAAGGTCGGTGCGTTTGGATCACCAGCTACGTCTGGTGTTTGTAATTTTTTAAGTAGTTCATTAAATCTATCTATTTTTTGTTTTAAATTTGGTGTAGCTGTTGCTTGTGGATCGTCTGCAAAGTTAGCATTACCTTGATCTTGTGCATCGTCGGCAGCCGCTTGATTGTCAGCCGCTGTTTGGTCTCCTTGAGCTTGTGCATCGGCTTGTTGATCTGCGTTGCTTGCACCTGTGCTTGCACCTTTGTTTAATGCATCTTGTATTGCTTTTAGGGTGTTAGGTCCTGCTTGTCCGTCTACACTTAATCCGTTTGCTTTTTGGAATGCTTGTACTGCCGCATATGTTCCATTACCATATTTTCCGTCTATACCATTTGGATCATGTCCTAGTCTGCTCAGAGAAGTTTGTAGGTCTTTGACAGCTTGCATTGGTTTTTTGCCGCCATCATTGTATGCTTTCATAAGATTTTGATCTGTTGGTAATTTTTTTGCTAGGCTATCGCCACCTTGTGCCGCCGCATCTGCTGGTCCGTCAATACCTTGTCTTGCTGGCGGAGTAGTTTGGTCACCACGTGGATCTGTTGCATCAGGATCTTCTATTTGATCCATTCCTTGGGCAACTCCTCCTTCTTGGTCTGTAGCTGAAATAGACTTGCCGTCAGCGTCTACAAAGAATATTTTTCCGTCGTCTCCTGCATCAGCTGTTGCTTCTACGCCTCCAATTTTAACTTTATCACCTTTTTTGACTTTGTCTACATTTAACATAGCATCGCCGATATCTTTAAATTCTTGTACTTCTGGTTCAACTGCTGTAGAAGTGCCTCCTGGATTGCCGCCATCTCTAGGAGCATCTTTAGGTTCTTTTTTTGGATTAGCTAGTCCTAATGGATCGGGTGTTATTGATGTATCTACACCCGCCTTACCTAAAGCATCGTCAATTTGTTGTTCTTCGGCGTCTGTGAGACCTAAAGTTTTCTTTAACCAGCCAACTAAATCTTCGTCAATTTTGCTTTTTTGATTTTCAACTTCTTTTCCGTATACGTCTGCTGTTTTAATTAAGTCTCTGATATCCATTTTAGTTTCCCACTACAGCTTTTGTATTTTCAGTGTCGCCTATGTCTGCACTTTCGCCTTTTGGTGCGCCTTCCATAGGATCAATTTCTCTTTCTTTACGAGCTGTTTCAAGTTCTTTCAACAAGTCCATTACTCTTGCGCCTGCTACATCTTGCTGTGCAGACTCTCCACCCATATCCTCAGTGTTTAAGATTGATTCATATGGTTCATCTGATTTTTCAGATTGCTGTCTTTCTACAGGATCATTTTCGCCACGTACAATGATATGTGCATGTGATATTTCACAACAATCTACCAAATACTTTTCTAATATGTGTGAAGTAGTAGGGTACTTAACTTCTGCTTCGTAATGTGTTACCTCACAGTTTTGTAACTGTGGGAAATCCATTGGTTTTTCTGTAATTGGTGTTCTTTTACCTGGACTTAGTTTTACAAGTTCATATTTGTTTAGGCTTCGTTCCATAGTGTCTACAAAACCTTCTGGTAAATCACCTGCTACCCTAATAAAAAATTTGTATGTCTTTTCAGACTCTGTTAAAAAATGTTTAAATGTTTTCATGGCGTTTTCCTGTTATAAACTATTTATCCATACTTTTTAATTTTTCTAATAAACTATTTCGATCTGTAACCACATATCCGTCGCCGTTTACAATATCTCCACCCATAGGAGTATCTTGATCCAACTTTTCTTTCTTAAGTTGTAGTTCGATCATTTTTAACTTTTTATCCATTTTTGCTACTTTAGCATCTAATGATGTTTTAAGCATACCGCCGGCTACTTCAAATACTCTACCGCTGTATCTACTTTCTACGTTCATGCCAAGATCCATAAGGTCTTCATAACTTTGTAATGCACGTTGAGCAATATCGTTTAATTCGTCGTCTGCTTTGTCACCTAAACCTTTGACACTTGGTAATGCGGCAGCAATTTTATCAAATTCTGCCATATCTCTAAATGTTTCTTTTTGCTCAACAACAGCGGCCTTTGCCTTATCGCCGTTTTTTGCCTCAGCAATCATTTCTTTGCTGTCAGGTAGATTTAAAAGTTCTTCTAGTTTTTTCGTCATGGAATGTAACCTTTATTTACATACAGTTATTTATCGCTATCGACGGCCGTTGTGAAAAATATCGTCTTCGGTTACTATACGGAATTGTATGCCATTTTGTTTACAATAAGCATATGCGGCTTCCCATTTTGCTTGATTTACAATCCAAGCCGCTTGATTGTGCCTACTTCTGCCAAGTTTTTCTTTCATACTTTGATTTGCAGGCTTTACTTCTATTAATTCTACTTTTCTTTTGCCGCCTCTGTCAGCATAAGATATAAAAAAGTCTGGTACGTAAATTGTGTGCTTGCCGGTTAGTGGATTTCTATAAGGAATCTTAATTGCTTCACTTGCCCATTTTTCAACAGCAGGATGGCTATCGCAAAAATTCATAAATGCAAACTCCCAACTGCTACGATATGTTGGAGTTTTATTTCCTATGTATTTTTCAGGAAATTTACAGTTGAACTTTCCTTGTGCAAATCTTGCCATGTCATACCACTACGTTACGCTTTTCAACTGTATCAACTGAATCGGTTAATCTAAATCCCAATGTGCTTGTCTTTAATCTATTGTAGTTTAGAACTTCTGTTACGACTGTACTAAGTTGAACATCATTCAATCCTTTTAATGTATCTAATAGTTCAAATATTTTTACATTATCAAGTTTTGCTTGATTAAGTAATGTTGTACTTGTGCTTATAGCGGCTGATTTATCAAAACCTCTTTTTTCAAAAAAACCTATCACTGCATCAACTTCATTTGACGGAAAAGCAAGTTTTTCTGTAAAATAATTATCAAAAAATTCTGTTACACGTTTGTCGTTTGTTTTTTCTGGATTAGGTAGGCTACTCATTTTATGTTCCTAGTACTTGTCTTTCTAATGCCGCCATATCATTAGGGTTACTTTTTGATGCTTCGTATGCGGCTTTACCGTCAGATACACTACCACCAGTTGCTGATTGGAAATTTTTCACTGCTTGTCTTTGCATTGCACTATCTAGTGCCGCTGGATTGCCTTTAAGAAAGCTCTTACTACTTGTTATTGCACCAACTGCCGCAACGCCAGCCGCCGCTAATAATAGATCCTTGCTTCCACCTTTGCCTCCATTTTTAGGAAATAGTGTTTGACTTACACCGCTAACATTTATACCAGTTGCCGCTCCTAGCGCACCGGTTAACAATCCAAATCCTTCTTGTCTTAATCCTTCTTTGCTTAGTCCTCTGATGTTGCCAATTAAATTTGCACCCATCAACACTGCAAGTAACGGATTTTCATACGCTTCGCCGCTTGCAATAAAATCATATAAACTAAATGCACCTTCTATAGCGGCCCCTAGTCCTGTTGCTCCTCCACCAGCAAGTGATATAGGACTTGGTGTTGTATCATAATGATCTTGACCAAATCCTGCTGGTGCACCATTGGCTCCTGCGCTAACTTTTCCGCTCTCATAAAAGACTGCTTCATATGCAACTGTAATTCTATTTTCTAATGTACCTTGACCGTCTGAATTATTGACATCATCGTGACTCCATTCGGTTAGCAATGGATTTACTAATGTATATGTGACGTACTCACCTCTTGACATAGTGCTAATTCTTATTTCCTTAAAGAAAGGCACACCTGGGTTATTTACATCCATACCATATTTGTATTTGTTCATTTCAGTGCCCATATATGTATTATGAGGCTTTACTGCATATGCTCTACCAGCATTAATTCTTTGGTTACCATCTGCAAAATAATATCTATAGTAGGCTTGTAAAAGAGCAGTTGTTAATCCCTGATTATCATCATGAAATGTTATATTTATAGGAGTATAGTTTACACCTGTTTGTACGTTTTTAATTCTATTGTATTTTCTTTTTTGATCAACATTAGAAGAATATTTTGGTAAATCTGCTTGTTTTACAAGCATACCTATTTCATTTAAAGGTAATCCTGCAAACAATTTTGGGATAATGCTTGCGCCTTCAGATGTTACAACAAACTGTACATGATAATTAAATTTGCTTTTTGGTGCAAGACGCATGTTGCTGTCAACATACAGTCTAGATGCATGTTGCCAATCACCTAAATTTCCCTTTGGTGTTAAAGCACCTGTGGCTATACTATCAAGTAATGCGTTAAATTTATTTGCCATACTAATATTTATCCTTAAGAATTAAGTATGTATATAAAAGAAAGGGAGCGCAATGGCTCCCTTTGTATCAGACTAAATGTATTTTATTTTTATGCGCCACCGCCTGTTACTGCTGTGTTAACTGTACGTCCTACTGCTGTTCCAATACCTGTACCTTGTGGTGACTGGATTGCATTATCGTAACGTATAGCAAGTGTAACACTTACTGGATCAGTTGAGTTTGAATATGCTAATGAATTGTAGTTAGCACTTTCACAGTAACAACCGTATAATTCAAATGTTTCTAGTACAGTTGGTACATTTGCTCCGTTACCACCATCTAGTATTTCAATACGTGTTGTAAATTTATAATCCTGCCCTGACGCCGCACTTGACTGCTCGTAGAAATCAAATTGTTTCTGCAACTGCTCACCTACAAGTTTCTGTACATTGTTGTTTACATCTTCACGTAGATTAAGTGTAATTGGTTCCCAAGTATGTTTACCTGCTAGATATACTCTTGAGTTATATACATCAAGTGTCATTTGTTCAAAACTAACATTAGGTCTAGTTACATCTATAACCTGTTTTGTTAATTCTGTTGTTGGTGTACTTACGCCAAAGTTTTCCAAACTCACTCTAAAGCGGTATTGGAGTTTTGGCATCAATAGTCCCTGGTTACTAGCGGAATCTCCGCTAGCCAGTGGAACTGTAATTTTTGATAGTGTTGATATTGCCATTTAGTCTGCTCCTGTTAATAGTATTTATCAGTTTATAGTCCTGATATTTCTCCAGTATTTTTTAATCTTAATGGTATGTAGATAAACTCAACAGCCTTAACAGGTTCAATAGCAATGTCTAAGTATAGTTCATTTTTATCTATTCTGCTAGGTGTGTTGTTTGACTCATCACAAACTACCAAGTAATCATACAATCCACGCTGTCCTACAAGTTCTAATAGTAAACTTTCAGCCGCTTGCTTGATCTCATCTCTAGTAATCTTATCATTTGGTTCAAAGATATAAGGTTTAGCAAGTGTGTTAAGTTGGCTACGTAAGTAAATTACTAGTCTTGCAACATTGATTCTATCCAATGCACTTGCGCCTCTTGCACGAGTTTTCTGTCCAAAGTTTACAAGTCCTGCACCTGTAATAAATGTAATTGGGTTCACATTATTTGAGTACAGTGTATCTCTTTGTCCTTCATTTAGTGCTACAGGTACAAATTCTCCTTCGTTACTTATGAACCCTGTTGAACTTGCGTTAGTAATACCGCCACGTCTTGTACCAGCTGGTGCAAACCATGGGAACGAAACTTGATCGCTCAGTGCTATTGTTCTTAGCATCATGTGTGATGCTGGAACAACTACGTTGTTACCTGCATTATCGCTTGTAAATCCTGCAGGGTAGAAGATTCCTAAATATTCGTCTCTACTTACAAGACCTCTATCATTATCTTCAACTGCTAGATTAACGTTTGTTGCCCAATCGTTTAATGATGTTGCATCAGGTGTTAGTCTAAACGGTGAGTCGCCTAAAATAAATGCTGTTAAGCCTCTATCATAGTTTAGGCTAATCATTTCGCCAATTAGTTCTGGATAACCTGGTGTTGCCATTAAGTTGAACAATCTTGATTCATCATCTCTGATATCATCATTGCTGTTTACTAATGCTTGTAGAGCTTGAACAACTACTTTACGTTGTGCTTTACGTCCAAAGCTACCTGAACCATCAGCTTGATTTCCTGATTCTGTTACCCAACGATGTGGATAGTAGTTTGCCATTGAAACATCATCTTGGCGCTTGTTTTCGCTTGATGTATCAATATAGTTTCTTTCGAAACGTTTTACATTAAATCCGCTTCTGCGTAGATTCCATAACAACATACCTTTTGGATATAGTGCAGGATCTGGTGCATCTGGATCTAAGAAATTACTTGCAAGCAGTTCTGGTATAGTACCGTCAGGTGCTGTAGTAGTTGTTCCGCCGTCAGTACCATAACGTGCATCAGCAAACAATACACCGTTTTCAGTTGTTTGGTCGCCTGTGTCTAGCGGGCTTCCCCATTTTTGGGCAGTTGTTCCCGAAATGTCTACGTTGTAACGATATATTGTTGGATAGTTTTCTAAGTCTGCTGTACTAATCCAAAGGTCACCTGTTACAAGTGCGCTACCGTCACTTTGTGTAGTTGGCATACTTGCTGAAACAATCGGTCCTTCTGGACTTGCATTTGGATAGGCTGTTGAATCACCATATCCTACCCATGTTGTTCCATTGTGCCACATCATGTCAACTTCGTCCACAATTGAATTGTACCAAAGCTGTCCTTGCGTTGCTAACGATGTTACTGCATCGTCGCTTGCAGTGTATGAAAGAACACGCCAGTTTGTTGCTTGAAACTGCTTAGGACTTGTAGCATTAGTAGTTCCATCGACAAATGCAAGATTTGGTGTTGAACTAGAATCGTTAGCATCAAAAGGCTTATAACCAATTCCATTCAATAATCCGTCTGTATCAACAAATTTAATTTCCCCACCAGTTGCATGACTAATAACAATTTTATTTGCAGAATCAACTGTTGCACTTACATGCTCAAGATTAGCTGAAGTAATAGCACTTGCAATTAAGTTTGCATCACCGCTTGCAGAACCAGTAGTAGTAACACTTACAGTCTTTAATGCTGAATATGCCGCTGAACCTGTGTCAGTTGCTTGCATTGTAAATGTAAATGTGCCTGCTCCCGGAGCACTACCAGTAATCGCCGCACTAGTAATTTTAGTTGTTCCACTTGCCTGTCTACGGAAAATTGTAAAATTTGCCATAGGCTGTGTGTCTGCCGCTACGTTACTCTTTGCGTACAAATCACCAATTGCTAAATTTGCACCGCCTCCTGTTGAGTCCAAATTGTAAATTGCACTTGCGGCATTATCATATATTGGAGAAGACTGCTCGTCCCATAGTAATGTACCACTGTTCCATAATTTTACAATTAATTTTGCACCGCCATTAGGTAATGTTGTTTTAAACCAAACACTTCCGGATGGGCGTGGGTATGTATCTCCTGATTTCCATTCAGGTACACTTGTATGTGCTGAAATTTGTAATGCTGGAGGATAGTAGCTTCCTGCTGTGATTCCTAACTCTGACAGTCTTGTTGCATCACCACCAATTACGATTGGACCGCCTAATGTTGAGTCGTCTGCTCCTGAGCTAGAACCATTGCTGTAAATTTCTAAAAATCCGTCTACTGCGGCAGCTGATATTTCACCACCTAATCCTATACCTGCATTTATAGCATCCGCAATCTGTGTAACTGTGTTGCTTCCAACTGACACAACACTTCCGTTAATTGTAATGTCTGCTGTACCTGCAAAAGTAGGATTTGCTACCGAACCTTTTACTGTTGGCCAACTCTTTGTCCAGTCGTTGCTTCCAACTTCAACCCATGAACCGCTTGAGTTTTTATACCAAAGTTTGTTAATTGTTGTTACTGCTACTAATGCATATGTACCTATTGCTCCGATTGACGCTAATGGTGCATAGTTACCACCGTCATAATCAACAACTTCATTTTGTTTATAAATTACATACGGTGTTTTGGTAGTAAATGTTTGTCCACCTGTGGTATTAATTGGATTACTATTCCATTGTTGAATACCATACTTTGTATTTGCTGTATCAAACCAGTACGTTCCTGCTAATGGATTTGCACTAGGCGCATCTGCGCTTGCTTCTAGTTCTCCTAAATCAACATCAGCTCTAACAACATAAGCTCTATTGCTAACACCTAATAAACTATATGCCGCTTGTAAACCATATTCGTTCAGTTCGCCGCCGTTAATTGGGTTGTTGTTATTATCTGTTTTGAATATCGGATCTCCAAATGTATCCGCTAAATCTCTTTGTGAAGTAAGCAAGAAAGGCTTACCTGCATTTGCTTTTAATGTGCCTGATGCTGTTCCTGTTCCTGATGCATTTGGTTTGTTACTTGCAGAGGTAACAAAAATCATAGGCACTGTACCCGGCTCAGCTGGGGTATAGAAACTTTCGTCTATTACGCTGACCTGTACTCCTGGTGATGTTAAAGCCATATTTTTTTCTCCTGTTGGAATCTTAGTGTCTACATATATTTAGCATAATATAATAAAAAGGTACACGATATCACCATGAAAAAGGGACCAAAAAGGTGAGGTAAATACAATATGAGACCTTTATGCAAGTGTGGACAACGACCTGCGGCTATAAACTATCGCAAAGGAAAAAAAGTTTACTATAGAAAATTATGTGAACGATGTCTACGCGGAGGAATAAACGTAGGTATTCCTAAATGGAAATTAAGAGGATACCAGAAAAAAGATACTTGCGAAAAGTGTGGTTATAAGTCAAAGCACTCGGAACAGTTCAACGTATTTCATATAGATGGAGATTTAAATAATTGCAGTCCTATGAATTTGAAAACAATCTGTGCTAACTGTCAACGTATTATGCAGAAGCAAGGTGTGCGTTGGAGGCAAGGTGATTTGATACCTGACTTTTAAGATCATCAATGGTTGTGTTATTACCTATAATTGCATTGAAGTTTACATTTGCCCAACGCCATTCTGATTCATGTACATCTTTAGGTTCAACACCTATGTCCTGATACATGCGAAACCAAACTGGATCAGGACCTCTTTTGACATGCCAGACTTGTCCTTTTAGAGAATGTATCATGTCAGCTTCGTTTGGAAATCTTACATCAGGTATTACATAGTTTTTTGTAGTATCATGTAGTAATTGTTGTTTAACAAGACTTACCCAAATACCATCATAAAAGCCATTACGCATACAATCAGTGCCAAACATTTGAAGGACCAATCTAGGGGTAATGTGCTCATTAGTTTCTGTTGACCAGAATCTGTCTGCTTGTTCTCGCCATTCTCTGCTTTCATCTGTGTCTCCTTCAAGCATTGATCTGTCCCAACCAAACACAGTTGCAACACCATCTTTTAACTTGTCTGCAAAACTTATTTTTGTAAAATTATGTTGTTCGACTAATACATCAGCAACAGTGCCTTTACCGCTACCAATTAAACCACAAATTCCAATGATCATAAATGTTCCTCTATAATACCTTTATTATAGTAGAAAACAATCTAAATGTCAAGAAAAATTATCCTATTAGGAAGCCGTATCCTGCGCCGCCAGAAACTTGTTGTATAACTTCTTGTTCAAGTTTTTCCATTTCTTGCTGTGCTTCTGATTTTAGACTTTGTCCGTTTAAACTTGTACCACCTTGTGGACCAGCAATAGTAGCAAACTTTTCTCTTGCTTCTCCTAGCATATACTTACATGCCGCAAGTGTGTAATCTTTTATCCACTGCTGAGCAAGATAATCGTTCATTAGATTTTCGTCTGGACGATAATTATAGCAATATAATAGCAGTGTTTCTTCTGCTCTAGGTCTTTGTAATAGTGTAAGTTTCTTTGTATAAGAATTCCATTTAAATTCTATAAAACTACCAAACATACGTCCTACTAGTTCTTGGTATTGACTAAACATATCATATGTTGCAAGTCCGCCTAAATTGCTACTTGAAAGAAGATACGCATTTGTATAGGCTAGATTAAAAGGCTCAAAAATACTGCCGCCGTCGCCGCCACCAGTTCTACTACCAACACTGCGCCTAAATATTTTCCTTACTTCTACAACTTCATTTGGTAATGTATATTCGTTTGTATCAATAATAGTTGGCATGAAAAAATATGATTCTTCAACTGAATTATCTGACCTTTGTCTGAAACGAGTCAATGCTTTTGTAAGAGCTGTTTCATAATGCACAGGATCAAGTTCTACATCAACCATGCCTCCACCTAGCATTGAATGTACATAATCGAATATATCTTGTTTTTGTATTGCCATGTTTATAGTCTCCGTAGTATTTATCGTAATTGTTTAGTATCGATAAATATGTATATGCCAAGATTAAGTTTATACAGACCACAAAAAACCAACGATTATTCATTCATAGACAAACAAGTATATGAAATGTTTACTGTTGGTGGTACAGATATTAATATACATAAGTTTTTAGGTGCAGAAAATCCCACAGATGAAAATGCCACTGCTGATCAGCCTCAGTACAGTGCAGTTGCCGAAACCAATATACAAGATCTTTTGTTCCTTGAAAACAGAGATAGAAAATACGATCCAGACGTATATACAATGCGTGGCATTTACAATGTACAGGACATTGACTTTAATCTAAGTCAATTTGGATTGTTTCTAAGCAATGATACATTGTTTTTAACAATTCATATTAACAGCAGTGTAAAAACACTTGGTAGAAAAATAATAGCAGGTGATGTCATAGAGTTACCGCACTTGAAAGATGAATACGCTCTAAACGATCTATCTTACGCTTTAAAACGATTTTATGTTGTTGAAGATGTTAACAGAGCCGCAGAAGGTTTTTCACAAACATGGTATCCACACTTATATAGACTAAAACTTAAACAAATTTATGACGGACAAGAATACAAAGAAATTTTAGATCTACCTGCAGAAGAAGGTGCAACAGGCGACGATACATTACGCAAGATGTTGAGTACATATGAAAAAGAAATGCAGATAAATGATGCGGTTGTAAAACAAGCAGAAGCAGATGCCGCAAAATCAGGTTATGACACTAGCCATTATTATAGTTTACAATTAGATGCGAATGGAAATACAGAATTAGTTGACACTGATGATGATAATATACCTGACACTATGAAAACAGTAAATAAGTCAGGTTATAATGGATACCTACTAGGTGATGGTATTCCAACTAACGGAGCAGAATTTGGACATGGAATATCATTCCCCACTAATCAATCAGAAGGTGATTATTTTCTTAGAACAGACTTCAATCCAAATAGACTATTTAGATATGACGGCAACAGATGGGTCAAACAAGAAGATAATGTGCGTATGACAATGACCCAATCAAATAGTAGGTCAACGCAAAAAGGTACATTCATAAATAACACTACAACAAACACCATCAGCGGCGAATCTGTTGTAGAAAGACAGAGTCTATCTGAAGCACTTAGACCAAAGGCAGATGAATAATGAAATACAATAAAGATTTAAAAAAATGCGAAGAAAGACTTGTTGAAGGATACAAAGGTCCTGTTCAACTTTGTGCCGCAATCACAAATGCATATGCAAGTAAAAATGCAAAACGTATAAGTTTAGCAGATAGAAACAGAGATGAATTCTTAGTAGATTACCCACAGTGGACTGAATATCTTATGGCGTGTTCAGAAGGTCCAGGTGACGGACCGTTCAAAGGTTCAGGCTCAGGTAAAGGTCCAGGTGACGGACCAGGTAGCGGCACCAAGGGCAAAGGTAAAGGTAGCGGAGAAGAAGGCGAAGGACCGGGCAAGGGCAAAACAGGCGATGGTATAGGTGATAAAGGCACAGGCGATGGTCTAGGAGATAAAGGCAAAGGCAAAGGGGGAGACGGTGATCCGGGAATACCAGGATATACTCCACCTAGTAAATTACCAGGCAATGATACATCAGGTGGTGGTGATAGCGACATTACAACACCAGGTGGAGAACTCAAAACAGATAAATTAGACAAAGTTATACCTTCTAAACCCGGAAAAGTAGAACCGGAAAAAACTCCCGATACTGATGACACTATCAAAACACCCAACGTAAAGAAAGATGCGCCTAAAATACAAAAGCCAGATGACTTCGATGATGGTGTTCCTGTTACACCAAAGAGAACACCAAAGCCAAAACCAAAGAAAGAGCCTCCTAAGAAGCCGGTGACGCCTAAAAAAGAACCAACTGTAGAACCAGATAAGACACCGCCGAAGAAGAAAGAGCCACCTAAGAAAGAGCCACCTAAGAAAGAGCCACCTAAGAAAGAGCCACCTAAGAAAGAGCCACCTAAGAAGGAACCACCTAAGAAGGAACCACCTAAGAAGGAACCACCTACAGAAGTGCCAGATAAAGATAATCCTAAGATTATTCCGTTACCGGACTTTAGTTAGAGAGATGCTA